TTTTGATCCGCGATTGGCGGTGTACGTCATGCCGGCCGCAGTCCGGTTTGGCCGCGCCGTCGGATATCCGCCGATGATGTAACCGCGCCGGTTTTTGTAATCGAAAGCATACGGTCGCATTAGGCTGCATCCTTCGTGACGTTGAACGCGTAACCGGGAAAGCCGCACTTCGCCATAAACAGATCACGGCGGAAGCTCTTGCTTTCCCGCTCAGCTTCGGTTGCGATGGCCTTGGCGACATACTCCAAGTCCAACAGATCAGCGCGACGCAGGCGACGGCTGGCCGCCGCCTCGCGCACTGCGTTTGCTAGGTTATCGGTCGCTCCTAGTCGCATTGGTTTTTGTCCTTGTACGTCCTGCGCGGGCAACGTCCCGGCAAGCCTCTGCCGTAGCGTGTCGTAATCGCTTGGTCAAGTTCCGCCACGACTTTTTGGATCAAAGCGGTCTGCCGCTTATTCATTGGACTGGCTCGCTATCAGCCGATTCTCTAACGCGCTGTTGCCCAGCCACATAAGCAGCGAGGCGCGATCATCGAGTACCAGGATTTCAACCCGGTGGCCGCCCTCATACGTCTGCAATTGCCATTTACCGCCGGCAATCTCCTGTAGCTCAATCCGGGTGATCATTGTGTGCGTCCTTTATCTATAACCGGGCTTGTGACCGGTCAGCCGCATTAAACCGGGGAGTTGATCCCCGGCCCACTCTGCGCTTTCAGTGTACCACCGTCAGCTTGCCGACTTCGCCCAGCTTGACGATTTCGTACGACATGCCGCCATCGGGCAGGCGCGTGATGCGCAACTGTTCACCCGGTGTCAGGTCGTGTTGCAGCACGGGGCTGAAACCGGCCTTGATCGGCGACAAGGCTTTCAGGATGGTGCGGGTCGTACCGCCCGGCGCGCGGGCAAGCTCGATGACCTTTGCCCGGACTGCTTCGATCTGCGCTGCGACTTTGGGAGGAAGGATGACGCTCATTGCGTGTACCTTTCGGTTTTTGGTTAAAAGAAAACCGGCGGGACCAAAATCCCGCCGGTAGGGTAGGCACGAATTGTAAAGTAGGCTGTAGCCTAGACGTGCAGCGGCAGATTGGCGCCGTTTGGATCGGCGAAGTTGGCGCCTTCGTGGATGACCACGGAATTGCCAACCTGTTGCACGCCGAAGGCTGACGGGTGGAACGCCTGACCGACCACGATCAGCGACATGGACGAGACAAGCTGGCCATGGTTGAACAGCGCAAGCGAGCCGTTTGCCTGCGAGTAGCTATCCGCGTGCGTCGCGTCCAGCACGATCTTGCCGAAGTCCAGCGTGTTCTGCATCTTGCCGGGACCGGCGGCGTACTCGGTGGTGCCGCCGACCGTGTTGACATGCTCGCTCATGTCGCCCTGTCCGGTCAGGAACTCCAGCTTGCCGGAATTCCAGAATGTGCCGTCAGCACCAGTGATGTGCGACTGCACAAACAGGCTTCCGCCGGTGTTGATCGTGGAAGACGTGTTCTGCCAGTTACCGCCTACGGCGACGCCGATACCGCCGCCCTGTACAGTGAAGCCGCCAACCCAATGGGTCAGCGCACCGGACGCGATGTCAACGATCGCGTCGGAATTGCTGGCGACGTTGAGGTTGAAGCCGGCCGCACCGTTGACGCGTGCGAGTTCCAAGTCACCGGGGGCGGTGGTCTGCTGGCCGAAATGACCGTTACCGAAGTCACGAAGTACGAAGCTCATTTCCTTAAGTACCTTTCAATTTGCCTTTGCTCTGCGTTTTGCATCCAGGCTTGCACTGGCATCGGCCGCATTACAGGCGGGCGCGGCGGTCCCTCTACATAATTGAACCGCCGCGCACAAGTCCGTGATTGGGAGAATTGCGTTAATTCGTCGTGAATCATATCGGCTTGCGTTGGTTGAGCAAGCGGTTGACCAGCCGATCGTCAACCGTCTTTGAGGCATCCGCCCGGCCGTACCACTCGCGGGCTTCGCCATGTAAGACTTGCGGCTCGCCGCGTGTCGTCACTGCGGTATTGAGCTTGCGCCAGAAGATCAGGAAGGTGTCAATCGGCACCGGCACTGTGCTACGCATCGGTCGTTACCTCCAATTCCGCGTACTTCAGCGACATGGTTGCTGGCCGTACGTGTACGGTTTCCTCTTTGGGAGCGCAGATGATCAGCTCTTGCGGGTCGGGTTCTTCGCCGTGCTTGTTGCAGCGCCAAAAGAAGCAAGGCTTGTTGCCGCGGATCGCCCATACGGTAACGCGCCGCAGTGAACCAGCCGGCTTGAACGTCAGCCGGACATATTCGGTTTTCATTTTAGAAGTCCTTCATAACAAAGGTGTACCCGCCATTGTTATTCCATGCGCCGACCATATCCCAGGTCCAGCCGTACTTGGCGCACAGCTTGTGCGCGGCGGCAGCGTGGTTGTCGTCAATGCTCATGGTCATATCGCAATCCATGATCACGCGGCCAGCCTGCGACGTGGCGATGATGCGGGAGCCTTTGATATTCGTCGGTCCGAAGTACTTCGTGGTGATCGCCTGACGACGCGAGAATGCGATTTCCATTGTGTGTTTCCCTTCGTTAGATCGCCATGTTTGCGATCTTGTGGCGGTTGTACGTCTTATTACGCCCGATGTCCTTGTTGGTCTGCTTGCCGGTGCCTTTGCATGACCAGCACGTACCGACATGAGTCGGCTTGCCGTTCACGATGGCGCCCCACACGTACTGACCGGACCCATTGCATTTTGCGCATTTGCCCGGTTTGTCATTCGGTACTGCCATATCGTACATTTTAGTTTCCTGCGGTCGATATGCGATCCGTGGTCCTGCCACGGGTCACACATTGACCGCGCTGCAACGCTACGGATGTTCTGTCATCCGAGCATTGCAGTGCTGTCAAAATTTGTGGGAAAGACGATTCGCGTCCGGGTCACTTCGCGTAGGCATTAGGCTAGAGCCGTCTGATGATGCAGTCTCTAGCGGGGCTTGAAGGCTAGGCGGCCCGTGCACATACGCGGTCGCTCGCGACGTTTACTCCCCGGTGGCCCTTCCAGCCGGGCGGTCGTTGTTCGCGTTTACGCCGGGATCGTGTGAGGCGCCGCGTCAGCCGGTGAACCGTCCGGCCGTAGGTGTCTGCCCTGCTTGGGGGCCGACCGGTGATTGGCGGGAGGAACTCCCGCACCACCTATATACAACCTTACTAGGTTTGGCGCAACCCTCTATTTTGTACAATAAGCCGTTGAAATTGTTTAAGAAAAATGCGGGTTTGGCGCCGCCAAGGCCGCTTTTCGGGCTTTCCGGGCACGGCCGATCGGGCTGCCTTCCGCCATGGCCCGCGCCTCGGCTCGGATGCTGTACAACAGGTCGCGGCCCTCGCGCAGGAAGGCCAGAATCTTGCGATCCACGCCGCTGCAAATCAGGTCATCAATGTTCAACGGCCGGTCTGTACGCGCCATCGGCCGGTCCTGTGCCTGCTTGCGGGTGATCGGCGATACGGGGCTTTCAAAAAAGAGTACGTAATCCGCCGTCTTCAAGTCGATAGACATGCCGCCGACCTTGGAGTTGGCGATCAGGAATTGTGTACGTCCCTGTTGGAAGTCCCTCACCACTGCGGAGCGGTCAGGCGTGCCGCCGTACAGCCAGCCAAATTTGCGCTTCGCCTTGGTCAGCGCATTGCCGATCATGCGGCCGGTGTGAGTGTACTCGTGGAAGATGATGACTTGCACATGGTTGGGCATCTCTTCAACGAATTCGATCAGCCATCGAAGCTTCGGGTTTGCGTCGAATTCCTTAACGTGGCGTGTGTCGTCTTCATCATCGAATGGCAGATAGCCGGACGATATCTGACGTAGCCGGTGGAATGTTGAATCCACTTCCTGCTTCGTACCGTTCGCCAGTTTGATCAGCTTGTCGATGCAATCGCCGTACGCCTCCAACTGGTCGCCGTACATATGCAGCTTGATCTCCCCGTAGAAGATGGTTTCGTCCCGCACTTCGCGACGTTCGTACGCGAAGGTGATGCCTGATAGCTTCTGTACCAGAAGCGGCATTTTGGCGTCATCGAATTTGTACGCCCACCGCTTGCTCCATCGGTTTTTGTACCCGATACCGAACGCCTGCTCAAAGAAGAAGTAGTTTGTACCGAGTGCTTCACCGCGATCAGCAATGAAGGCTTGCGCCCACCAGCCGAACGGATTGCGCCCCATTGGTGTACCGGTCATGCCGAGCCGGAAATTGCAGTGCTGCGTCAGCATGGCCATGATCTGAAAACGCAGCGACGTGTGGTGCATCATCATGTGGATTTCGTCGGCGATGACCAACGATATGTCCTCGGCAACGAAGCGTACCAACTCGGTATCCATGTACTGCTTGTTGCGCTCGGAGCGGCTGCTGTATTTCCGCGTGCTGAAAAGCTCTTGCAGGCCGGAGTATGGCACGACGATCAGATCAGCTTCGTCAGCGATGGCTTGGCACAAATCTTGTGGGTCAAGGTGGACGATGCGTATCTTCAGATCAGGCGTATGCCACGCCGCCTCTGCCGCCCATACGTCCAGGCCAAGCGGTGAGTGCGCCGCGACCAGTCCGATGCCCTTGCGCCACAGGCGCGAGCGTTTCAGGTGCATGGCCCAGTTCAAGCCGATCCACGTCTTCCCCATGCGCGGGTCGAAGTTGATCAGCGCGCCATTGCGTTTGTATATCGCGTAGGCCAGACCCTCCAACTGGTAGGCGCCGCGTGGTGCGGTGGCCAGATGCAACGGTGCACCAGTGCTGTTGTAAATCCAGCGCAGCAACTCGTCTTCCGGCATGTACTTGAAGTCCGGTACCGGCGTTGCCGGCTTCGCAAGGTACCGGTCGATCGCAGTTTGCGAGACAGGCATCAGTGCGGTGCTCCAACTGCGGTCACCATTTCTTCGTCAACGCACCAGCGCAGCCGCGCCACATCGTACGTAATGTTGGCCGGTGCACCGCTCTTGCGGAAATCGTCCAGTTGCCGGTACAGCGTTTGATCCGGCACATACAAGGTCATGTCATGCGTGGACATTGAGCCGGTGCCGTTTTGCATAATACCAAGACTGACATCCACCGTGTCGTAATCCGGGCAGATCAGCGGCGTGTAGTGATGCAGCTTCTTCACCTGTCCGGTCAGTTCATTGCCGCGCTGCGACCAGCCGAAGTGATTGACACAGCCGCCGATCAACGCCAGCAAGAGGAAGACAATGATTAAACCGATGATGGCAATTGCTCTCATGTTGCTCCGTACTCCGTTTCCTGTTTTTCTTCCCGCGTCATAGCCTGTGTGTCGCCTTCCTGTAATCCGCTTATACGTCCAAGCTCGCGCCGTACACGCGGGTCCATCCGCTCGCTGTCAATGCAGAACTGACCGATATCGAATGCCTGTGATAGCACCACAAAAAACTGATCAACTTCGTCGCGTGCCGCGTCAACCAAGATGCGGGCAAGGTTGCGCTCGCGCTCTTGCGGTGTGCGGTTGCCGGTCAGCACAACATCGGCTGTGCCAACCTTGCTCCAATCTTCGGCGACATGCGTTGATCGCACTTCATGCGCGTTGTCGGATTGCCGGTTGCCTTGTGTCGGAAAGAAGCCCGCCATGTTGCGCTCAACGCAGATGCCGCGCAGATCGGTGAACTGCCGCCCGGTGTCCACGCGCAGTTGTGCGCGGTCCAGCTTCATCAGGTCCGGGTAATCCAGGATCAGCAGGTCAGGGATGAAGTTCTCTTCGCGTGCGATCTGGTCCAGGTACATGTTCAGATGGGAAGTGGTCAGTGTGCCGGTCGGGAATTCCTTGATCAGCAGATGCGAACGGTATTGCAGCAGACGAAGGTGATGCTGGATATGTGTGGCGTTCTCCAACGTAACGCCTTTGCGGCTGACGCTGGTCGTTACGTCGGACAGGCCGACAAACTTGCCGCCCTTCTCGCGCTCAAAACCGCGTAAGCTGACTTGCATACCGTCGCGCTTGGTCATGGCGAAGAAGGCTTGGATGTACCGCCGTTTGGTCAATGCGCTGGAATTCTCCAACGTGATATGCAGTACCTTGCGGCCGAACATCACATTGGCCTTGCCGACGCCGACGCAGCACCATGACTTGCCGAATTTCTTCGGCGCGATCAACAGCATCATGGTCCCGCGCTCGGGGCGGATGCCGGCCGCGTCCAGTGCCGGAATGCCGGTACTGAAAAAGTCTTCGTCATGCTGACGCAGGAAGTCCAGATTGGTATCGTGCAGCCATATGCCGGCGGTTTCCGCTCGCCGCAGGTTAGGGCGCTTGAACATCAGATCATCGGCGGCGTCTTCATCACCCTGGCGTAATGCGGCATAGGCATCCGCCAAGCCAAGCATGCGAGTGCGTACCCGAACAAACTTGTCGAGCAAGTCCATGACGTATGCGGTATTCAGCTTCGGCGCCAGCGCCTTCATGGCAACGATGGTACGGTGCATGAACTTGCTAGGCTCGGTATCGCTTAGGTCACGCTCCAACAGGTCGTTGATGTGATCCTTCGGTGGCTCTTTGTACTGCTGGATAAATTTGATCGCCGCTTCGGCGATTTTCTGGTAGTGGTGCGTCGAAAAGATAAGCGGCTCGATCTTGGCTGCGATGCTGATCGCATGCACATCGTGCCATACCAGCAGAGTTAGGACATTTTCCTCTATGGCCCCTTCAAGCAGTTGTGCCATCGCTGCTTCCTCATTGGATCAGGACTTCGCTACCAGTGGCGCGCTTGACGACAGTCCATGTTTCGTCAAACGGGTGATCAGTAGTGTGGTGATCCACCAGCCACAGCATCTTGCCGGTGATGTCTGCGCGGTGCTGTAGGCACTCTATCAAGTCGGTTATACCCTCATTCGACAGGTGCTCGGTCGGCTCGTCCCAAACCTCCAGATCATAGCTTATGCCGGCCATGTTCTGTATGAGCGATGACAGGCCGATGTCCACTGCCAATTTGAGTCGTTGGGCCTCTCCGGGTGAGTAGCTGTGATAGGCGCCTATCCCGGCCGCATTGGTCGCAGCGATGCGGATGCCCGGCCGCTTGCTGTCAACGTCGGCGGTGATTTTGATGGTCCAGTCACCGATGCCCAGTACACTGGCCGCTGCGTTGGCCTCCAACTCCAACGTCGCGAGGATGCGGTTGATCAGGAATAGCCGCACGCGGCGGAACCCTTGGGTCCAGTAGTGCACCTTGGCCATCTCGGTTCTCAGGTTGGCCAGTTGGGTTTCGCGTGCGGTTATCTGACTGACGATTTGTTCGGCGGTGGCCTCGATCTGCCTGATTGAAGTGGTATAGGGATTGTCCGTGGTTGTGCGCAGCCGTTGCAACTTGCGCTTGGCTTCCTCACTGTTCAGCCAATGCCCGCGCGCGTCGCCTTCTAGCTCGGCGATCTGGTGCAGTATGCCAAGGCTGTTCTCGCTTGCCGCATGTAGTCTGGCGCGTAGCTCGTGGGTCTGTTGCCGCATGAAGTCATGATCGGTCTGGCGTGCTTGTACCACCTGTAGCGCATTACCGATCTTTGTGTGCAACTCCGCTGTGCGAGCCTTCATGAAGGCGGCGCCGATCTTCTGCTTGCATGTCGGGCAGCTTGCGTGCTCGGTCAGGAATGAACGCTCGGCGATCAGATTGTCATGCCGTTGTGTGGCGATGTTGAGTGCGGCTGCGATGTTGCCGAGCGTGTCAGACTGCGTTTGAAGCTCGGCTTGCATGTCAGGAATATGCAGGTTGGCGACGCGCTGTTTAAGTGCGTCGATCTGCGTATCCAGCCGGTCCTTGGCGGTTGATGCACGGCGCAACTGTTCCTGTGCTTCCTTGATCTCGGTTTGCAGTTGCTTCGTCCATGCGGTTTCCAACGGCGTAAGCTGGTCAATCTGTACCAGCGACGCCTCAACCTGTCCCTTGTCGTACTGCAAGCCGCTGTTTAGGTTGATCTCCTGACCATACAAGGCGGAGTACTTCTTCGATGCGAAGCCGGCCATCTGCATCCAGAAGCCAAGATTCATCATGTCGTCAAGCAATTCGCCGCGCTCGGGTACTTTCATATCCAGAAAGAGCTTGCAGGCTTGGCCATGTAGTACCGATTGCAGGAAGCGTGACCGTGACATGCCCAACAGGTTGTCCACGGCATTCTGTTGGCATATCACACCGTCAAGCAGCAGCGTATCGGGTGAGCCGGTGCGGTCGATAATGTGCTGTTGATCGTCGATGTACAAAGAGACGATGACGTTGGGCCGACCATTCCAATGCCACGTCTTCAGATCAGCCGCGCGCTCGCCTCGGACAGACACACCGTACAGGCACCAGCACAGCGCATCCCACACCGTGCTCTTGCCGGCACCGTTGGCGCCCAACGATGGTTCAATGAGATTGCGGCCGGTGAGATATCGCAGACCACCAGTGGCAGGAAATTCAATGTCTATACGCTCTTTGAAGCAGCGGAAGCCTTCGATCGAAATTGCGTCAATGCTCAGGTGTCTCATGGGTTCCCATTTTGTTGAACAGAGTTACCGCCATGAAGATCAGAGCGGAATGGCTTTTTGCCATCTCTAGCCGTGCATCGGGGCCTAGTTTTCTGCCGCAGTGCATGATCAACTCAGAGACGATAAACGTACCCATGGATAGCGTTGCTGCCATGTCGTCTTTGGTTTCCGCAATGATACGCTGCACTACCTCGTCTTTGATCGGCTGTAGCCGCAGGATGGTTTTCGTGGCCTCTTCAAAGCTGATTTTCATTGTACTGCGCCCTTCGCTTCGTGTATCAGGTCCAAGCCGGTCGTCAGCAGTGCATCGTCCAGGCCGACGCTTTCGGCAAACTGCCGCATTACCTCTTCGTCCTGATCCGCGATGGCGCTATCAATGCCCTGACCGGTACCGGTCAGCATGACGACAGGCTCCACCGATGTCAGGGTTACGCCTTTGTCGCGTGCCCACGCGGCGATCTCAACGCGCCGGTTCTGCCACGTGTTGATTTGGCCGGCGGGCAGCGTCATGGTGAGCCGGACTTGATCACCCTTCGCCGCTTTGACCGTTTGCAGGTCGGCGACGCTGGTGATCTCCACAATCATCTTGTCGGCCGGGCGCAGCACGATCTCCCGTTCAACGTCGTATGTGCTGTTTAGCACCAGCATGCGACAACGGTGATCATCACCGTATTTGACGTGGTGCGGTGCACCGATATAGGTGATCTTGCCGATTTCCTGCGGTATATGAATGTCGCCGCTGTAAATCTTTAGCTGCTTGTGCACCGTCATCGGCACTGCGCCTTTGCGGGATTTGTACCGGCGACCATGGCCGATATCCGCGCCATCCGCCGATTGATGCATGAAGATGACATCGTACAATGAGAAGTCGATCCCAGCCCATGCCTGTGCCGGGTCATGCTCATGTGGCAGAAACAGTTGCGCGCCGCGTGCGATCGGCTTGGATATGAATTCCAGATCAGGCACGTTGTTGAGGAATTCCCAGTACGGTACTCCGGTCAGCGGTGTGTCATGATTGCCGCGCAGGATGACGACCGGTAGCTTCAACCGGCGTAGCTCCATGACCAGCCGGTTGACGAATGTACCGGTGTGACGGTCCTTGAAGTTGGCCACGTCACCAGCGACGATGATCAACTCGATGTCTTTGACGTGCTCGATCTCGTCAAAGACATGCCACCGGTATTCGTTCTCCGGCTGGTCATCCAAATGCCAGTCTGAGGTTAGGAGGATCATGCTGCCTCGTGCTGTATGAGCTTACGCCGTTTGAACGGCACGTCGGCGATAACGCCGGGTACTGGCTCAATGATAAGCTGACGCCGCTTGATCTTCGGCTCGGTCGCTGGCATGGCGCCAATGGTGAGTGGTGCCTTCCATTGCGGCCACGATGACAAGAGCGCCGTGACGGCAGCTAAGAACTGCTTTGGGTGCGTATGCGACAGGAAGTCATCCAGCGTCGCCATGAAGATGCGGCCACCGTCCAGCATGTGATGGCGCATGTTCTCGTGCATGCCGTTCTGTGACGGTCTGATCGACAGCATGCCGATGGATGACGGCATGAAGACAAGCGAAGGCTGGCGATCTTCCTTGGCGACAACCATCCACGCGACGCCGTGGCGGGTCGCTTGCAGCCGCGTCTTTTCGATGGTCTGTGCAAGGAAGCTGGTACCCTTGGTATCCACCATGTACACGCGCAGGCCGATGTCCTTGCGGTTCTTGGCTTCGATGGCAAACAGGTTGACCAGCGCGAACGCCAGCGGGTGCGCCGCCGCCACGTCGCCGGGCAGCTTTGTACCGGTCGCGCCGTCCCGATCAGCGTTGGTAAACTGGCCGCCCGACATGACGGCGCGGCGGAATAGGTCGCGGTGCTCACCGTCGCTGATCCAGAGCGACAGGCGCGTGTTTAGGTCGCGCTCGAAAGTGCCGCCCTTCTCTGCGCTGCGCTTTTGCGGATGCTTTAGCTTGCGCGCTTCCTTCCTTGCAGTCTGCACCCGTGTGGCGCCAACCTTGCCGGTACGTGCCCGCTTCGGCTTCTCCGTTGCGGGCTGTACAACCTCGGTTACTGGTGCATCCGTGACCGGCGGTTTCTGTGTCTCGTCGCTCATGTCCTATCCTCTTCAACGCGTAACGCGTATGACGATGTAATCCGGTTGATCATGTCCGTCCACGACATCCATGACCAACTCGAAATTCCGAGTAGCCGCATTGTCCGGCAAGCCGCCGTTCGCGATCCACTCCCGCAGATCGAGTCGGCTTGCCTCCATTTCGACCGGTTTCTTGGCTGGCAGCAGACGCCGCAGTGCCGAATGCAAACTCATAGTCGGGGATGTCCTGTACTGGAGTGTGGATGGTGACGGCAACCTGCTTGGTACTGGCGAGTTGAGCCTTCAACTCTGTCAACTCTATACGCGCTTGCGCTAATTCAACCTCTGCCTTCGATGGTCCGATCACGGTATTGATGAAACGCACACCGCCGGGTACGTGGATGTACAGAATGCCGGCGGTGACCGCGTACACAACCCAGCGCATCAGCCGCGCCTTGATTTCCTTCTGCTTGGCGGGATCACGGACATTGGCGCGGGTGAGCGCCAGATGGTTGGTCCAGAGCGAGCAACCGATGAAGATGGCGCCGATCAGCAGCCAGCCGAAGTTGTTGTACGGGTCATAGATCGGCGACATTGTACAGTGCCTTGTCGGGCGGCGGTGCCTTGGCGATTTTCTTCACCAGCGCCAAGCATTCCTCGGGATTGCTGCTTAAACTGTTTTCGCCCCAATGGTTGCGCGCATCCTTTATGGTAAACCAGCGGCAGCCGGCATGTACCATCCAGCCGGTGTACTCAGGCGAATCCCACCACACGCCGATGAAGCGATAGTTGCGGCAGTCCTTACCGGCGTCATAGATGCCGATGGTCTGATCAAAAATCGCGTCTTCAACGTCGTCCGTACCGTCAAGATTGGCGTTGACCATGATGGCACGGGTGAAGTTGCAGCCGCCCATGTAGGCTGATTGAAAACCGACGCCGGTCAGATCGGCACCGGTAAAGTCGATTTCGTTTAGCCGCATTTCGTGTAGTTCTAAGCCGCGCAGCACCGCGTCTTTCAGGTCGGGAAGGCTAGAGAATGCCGGATCATCTATCCGCTTTATCAGCGTCTCCCGCGTCCAATCCGTCTTAGGCGGTGTGTACGGTGGTATGGCCGGTATCGGCAGTACATCCAGCAATGCGCGCAGCCGCTTGAACTGTGGGATTTGGATCAGCGTGGTCATGTACCCGGCAATATTCTCGTCGGATACATCCTTCATGGCCTCGATAAACTCAGCGAAGGCCAGCTTCATCTTTTTGGTTTTCTTGCTCATGCGTGTGTTTCCTTTCTTCAAGAGATTGGCGGCAGCGGTGGGACTCGAACCCACAAAACCCTTTCGGGGCCTAAAGAGGTTGCAACCACTTTGCGATCACCTGTACGCCACGCTGCCGGCGGCAATGGTGGGACTCGAACCCACAAAGCCCTTTGGAAGCTTGATAGGAGCACAATCCTACCGCGATCACCCGTACGCCACATTGCCATTTGAATTGTTTAGGCTGCTGCTTTACGTTCTCTCGCCGCGCGCGCTATCCTCAAACGCACTGCCGGATCAGACTGTGCGACGCGTAATTCCTCGCGTGCAATCACGTCGGACTTCTTGACGAATAGCCGGCCACCGTCCAAGCCCTTGGTCGGAGTCAATCCGGTGCCGTACACAATGATGCCTTCCACTTCACGATCCCAGACCCACTTGTTTATAACGTCCGACGCATCCTGCAATTCGACAGACTTGCAGGCTTCCTCTCGGGTCACAAAGCCTTCCGGTCGCTTGTCACTCTTTTGCAGATGCTTGAGTAGCGAGCGCGGCTGCCTGCGCTGCTTATGTTCTTTGATCTCCTCGTGACGCGGCTTGACCACAGGCGCGGTCGGGATCGGCTCCGGCTCGGGCACCGGCTCGGTTGCCGGTGGAATAGGTACAGGCGCCGGCACCGGCTCGGGTGCGGTCGGGATCGGTATTTGGATAGGCGCCGGCTCTTGTGTGATCGTCGGCGCCGCACTCCGCAAGGCTTGCGTGACGGCTTCGATGACGGTCGGTAGTACTCGGACGATCGCCGTCGTCAGAGCGTTTTGTACCGCGGTTTCAAACCGCGCAAAGTCTTCGTCCTCAAGGACGAATTGCTGTGACTTCCGTATCCTCATATCAGTTTCCTTATGTGGTTTTTGCTTTTACCTTGTTTGGTGTGGCAACTAAACGTCTTTGTCTGGCCGAGCAAGGAACTGCCGTACATTCTTTTTATCTGGCAGACCTATTAGCGCCTTAGCGTTTATCTGACAGGCGAATATCTCTCGGTTGTGCTGCCGATCCACGCTGGATGTATGCTCAGCAAACGTACCCGGTATATAGTACAGTCGAAAGAAACCATTCATCATAGGCATCGGGGTTTTTTTCCTTTCATGCGTACTTCAACATCGCCGGCCGTGTCGCCTCTTCGATCGCGGTCCACTGCGCATTCACCATGTCGCGCAACAGCGCATTGATACCTTGTACCCATTCACGGTTCTGATCCTGCCGCGCATGGGCAAGCTGTTTACTCAGGGTCGTCAGGTCCACGCCGTCGTTGGCCTTATGTTTGGCAAGCCAGTTGATCATGGAAGTTTCGTCGTCGATGCCGTAGTTGTACAGCAACAGCAGTTCGGCCTCGCGGTGCTGCGGCCCAACCTTGTTTTTGCGTACTCGCATCCGCACGTTGGTACCGATGGCCACTTCGATCTTGTTGACGGTACGCGTCTCGCGTTTGATCTCGGTAAGCCATACGATCTGACTGGCATAGTAATCCAATGCCTGTCCGCCTGACCGGCCCTTGGTTTCGCCAAACATGACGCCGATCTTATCGCGCAGTTGCGAGACGATCATCAGCGTGACGTTGGCATGGGCACAGTCGGCGTTGATCCGGCGGAATATCTCGGATGTCAGTTTAGCCTTGGCGGCGCCCATGCTACCCTTGCGGATATCGCGTGCCTGTTCGCCTTCATCGGACAGTGCGTCCAGTGAGTCCACCACGTACAACGCCTTGCCCTTGCGACCACGCTTGGCGAGCTTCGGCCGGATGAAGTCGGCAAGGTGATCAAACCACGCTTCCACCGTACGGATTTCATCGGCAACCTTGACGTGGGGCGGCATGCCGATTTCCTTGCCGTACACGCGGCTGAATGCCATCTCGGTTTCAACGTACAGAATATCGTCGGGTGGTGAGTCCACCACGGGTACGAAGTTGGCGATAGCCTCCACTGCCAGCAATGTCTTTCCGGCTGATCGGTTGCCAACCACGTTGACCACACGTGCGCACGGCCAACCGCCGCCAAGTGCCCGGTCTGACAGGTAGTTGCCAGACGTGACGAATACCACGTCATCCTTCGGGATAACCCGTGGTGCGCGTCGCAGTACCAAAGTCGGCTTGGCTGGTATGATCAGCCTACGCCGTTGTACAACGACAGGGACAATTGGTTGCAGTTGACGCCGTGGCATCGTGCGGCCTCCCTAGCGGCGCGCGTACCGCTGCGACAACTCAGCGGCACGGGCTGACGCGGATGACGGCGCAGCGGTGTGCGCTACCGGCGGGGGCGCCTCTTCGTACACCTCTTCGTACATCTCTTGCGGCGGCTGCGGTGCCGGCTGGGGTGCGATCACACGGCGTACCAGGCGCGGTTGTACTGCCGCTGGCGGCTGGTCGATCTGCTGCTGGTACGCCGTCATGTCGGCCTGTACGCCATCGTCATACGCCGGCTGCACAGCGGCCGGTGACGGGCGCAGTATCCGGCGGGGAGCGGCTGCCGCCGGAGCGGGCGCTGCGGCCAGTGCGGGGCGCCTGATCGGCGCTGCGGCTGGTGCTGCGACCGGTGCTGCGGCGAGTGGCCGCCGGCCCGGTCCCGCCAATGGCCGCCGGCCGACCGGGGCGCCCTGACCATTGGTCATGCCCTGTGCTGGCGCCGGCTCGCCGTAGTACAACTCAGCGATTTCTTCGTACGTGCGCCAGCGCAGCACATTCGGCAACGGGAAGCCGCACACGAAGTCAAGCGCGTCCTGCGTGATCCCGGTAGGTTGACGCGCCAAGGTCACGCCCGTGTACTTCGTGGCAATGCCCTTGCCGGACTTGTCGAAGTACACATCGAAGCCTTCGTACGGATTGTCGATATGGTAGTACTCGCCGGTCTGCCGGTCCCGGCTGATCGACGCAATGTCGCGGTCCAGTGTGATCGGCATGGCCCATGCTGCTGGTACACTGTCCGGGTCGCGGCGATCAAGCACGAAAACCAGCGACCGCTTACGCGCGCCCAATTCCTTGGCTGCATCATCGTGGCCTTCACGCTGCAACTCGTTGACCACTTCGCAGATCGGGCAACGTCGGCCCAACTCGTGCGGTACAAACTCCCGGCACCGCGCGAGGCACAGCACCGATGCACCGTCGCCGGGTCCGATGCGGTAGTGTGCGTACACTTCGATGCTGTACGCAGTCGGGTTATCCCATGTCGCCGGCAGGATGCGGATGGCGTTCTGTGCTTCACGGATCGCGTACACCGGGATTTCATCGTGGATGAATCCCTGAAAATCACCGCTCGATTGCGTTGCCTTGCGGGCAAGCACAGTCGGATCGGTCGGACGATAGACAAACTCTGACACGGCTCAGTCTCCTATGTGACTAGGTTGCAGTTATTGACGCGGCGGGATTTCCAGCCGTCGCCGGCCGGCAAGCGGTGGTTGGGTTGCCGAGTACGAATGCGCTTTGCGATCAGCGGTGATGGATGACGGTGACGTGTACCCGGACCTGATCAGGTCGGCGATAGTGTCAATCGACTTGGACTTGGTTTTCAATGCGTCGTGTACGGATTTCCACATGCCAACGTCGGCTTCGGCGTTGGCAACCTCCATCATCAACCGCCGTACGTCGCGGTTCAACGGGACTTCGGATTTCAGTTGGGTTTCCGAGCGTGGCTTGATCCCGGCTTCGGCGTCGATATTGCGGATGCGCGCGGATTCGTCGGCCTCGGCCAGTTTAAGCTCAACCGCAACCGAATCGCGGATATGTGTCGCGGTCGTGACCGCTTCGGCGGCCTCTTGCTGCAACTGCGGTATCTCGATCAATTCCTCGGTCAGCAGCATGACATCAATGGTGGTGCGGGCTTTCAGTCTGTTGTACTGCTCGTTGTCCTGCATTTCCTTAACTCCATATGTACCGACTGATTGCGGCGTACACGCGAACTTTGGCATCGAATGTACTGACCGGGAAGACCAACGCCTTTAGGATACTTGATGCCGTGATCGCCGTCTTCTCATTCGATGTTTGGGTCATGACGCCAGTAAGCCAGCGCGCGCCGCTGGTCGCCACTTCATCCCACGTATCGTCCTCTATACTGCGAAGGCGTTTCTGCATCTCCGGCCATGATCTTTTGCCGTTCAACAGCAGTTTCAGTATTTCGATCAGCGGATTTGTCTCGTCCACCAGCGGGATCAAACGGCGGACTTCCTCAACGTCCTTTGCATCCCAACAGGATTGCAAGATGGTCAGCGCGCGTCGTGGCGAGCCGTCTGCGGCGTAGGTGATGGCGGACAGTACATCGCCGGTCACTGTCCAGCCTTGTGCGTTGATCACGAGTCCAAGCAGCGTGTTGATTTCTTGCAGTGACAGTTTCTTCAACCGTACCGCATAGCAGCGGGTCCAGAT